AAATGATTTACAAAGATCAAAAAGACGGAACAACAACTTTCAAAGATCACTGCGATAAGGTAAAATCGGATAACCCTAAAGGATAAATTATGGCATTAGTAAAATTAAATCCAGCATTAGGACTTACAGGGGTAGCAAATGCACTCTCTATTGATGCTAATGGTCATGTAACAAAATCTTCACAGCCATCTGTTCACGCTTATTCTTCATCTTCACAAAATGATATTTCAACTGGAATTACAACAGTTAATTTAGATGCTGAAATTTATGATGTTAATTCAGATTTTAATACAACTAACTATACTTTTACTGCACCAGTTACAGGAAAATATTTAGTAACTATGAATTTAGTTTTAACTGATTTTGATACAGCATTTCAATGGATGTATGTATTAGGTGTAGCTTCTAATAGAAATTATTATCTAAATCAAATTGATCCTAGATTGTTAAGTCAAGATGGAATTTGGAGTTTTTCAGCTTCATCACTTGTTGATATGGACGCAAACGATACTTTTTTAATGAAAATTAGAACCTCATCTCATGGAGCAGCACAAATGAATATACTTAGTGGGTCGGCTGCTGCAACAGAAACAACAATGACAATAACTTTGCTATCATAATGAAACAATTAATCTTAAAGGAGATATAACAATGGCGAAAACAATAACAGTAAATATAGACGACACTAACGAAAAAATCCTAAACAATGATTTATTAGATATAGACCAATGGGTGCAAGACGCAGTTGTTGGAAAAGAAAACAATGCTTGGAAAAGATTTCAAACAGAGTGGACTACAAAACTTATGAATGATGATAGTTTTACAGATGCAATACCATCTAATAAAACTGATTTTGTAAATTTAGTAACTGCAAGATCAGATTATAAAACTAGACAACAAAGAGAAGATGAATAAAAATAAATATCCAAAGCCAGAATGATAAATGAGAAATCCTTTTATTATTGGAATTATAATAGCATCAATACTTATCTGGTTTCTTAACGGATTAATGAACTCTGCTCTAGGGGCAGATACTAATACAGTTTCATCAACAGTCGTCACTAATAACACACCACCAACAGCTAACGCACCAAGTGTTGTTGTAAATAATTCAGATGTTTGTAAGACAGCGGCATCGGCTGGTGTTCAGACACAGATTTTAGGAATTGCATCAGGAATAACAGTCACAGATGAAAATTGTGAACGTATTAAACTCTCTCGATCTCTCTATGCTATGGGTATGAAAGTAGCCGCTATTTCTACATTGTGTGCTGATGCAAGAGTATTTGATGCGATGTGGAATGCGGGAACTTACTGCCCCTACAATGCTAGTATTGGAGAGGACGCAAGAAAAGGTTGGGAAGAAAATAAACATAAAATACCAGATGGCAGTTTAATATTTGCCAGCATGAAAGAAGATGAAAAAGAAAAAATTAAAAAACAAAGAGAAAAAGATGGTAAGGCAAGCGGTTGGAGGATTTTTTTTACTTTGGCTAGTTTTATGCTTGTTCCCCTCTTATAGTAAAGCTGTTGATTGCAATACTGATACAGTTGGACTTTGCACACCAACTATTGAACAGATTATTGAAGAATCAAGCATTGAAATTATTGAATTCAAAGATGGTGGCATAAATACAACAACTGAAACCACTACAACAACAACAACAACCACAGTCACAAATGAAAACTCAGGCGATATTTTAGACGGAGATAATGATTATGTAGTTTCCTCAAAAGAGGGAGACATGGATATTGACTGGGGAGGTCAAGGTTCAGCCACAATGCCATCTGGTTCTACTTGCGGCCAACTAGGCACTGATAAATGTGCCATGATTACTGGTAGTGGAAACTCAACCTCTACTATGGGTGTATCAAACATGGGGACTACTTTTATCAATACAGTAAACATACAAGACCTAAATTTTACTCATGGAGGCAAAACTAATTACGAAATTAAAGTTTATAAGCCAGATGCACAGGACTCCATTTATATGCATATCACAGGAAAAAATGGAACAACTAATGTATTTAGTGGCACTGATGTACTTAGTGCTAGTGGAACAAACAGTCAGTATGGCCAATATACAGGGGGCTTTGATTTTTCTGGTAGCCTTACATCTGTCATAATTGAGGTTGGTGGTAGAGATATTAATATGGCCGTTGGCCCGATGTTCGATGATGTAAAAGTAAATGTTTTATATAATGTTATTAATACTATTGTTGAGCAAACTATAACAAGCGTTGAAATGTTTGTTGCCTTAAATACAGATGCACCCGAAGAAATTATTGATGTTGTTGAAGATATATTTGAGACGAATGCCCCAGTTGAAACAGATGTTGGTTTAGATTTTGAGCCTGTTGAGACCGAAGATATAACTTACGAGTCTGTTGAAATAGAAATCGCAGAAATAGAAATAAAAGAGATTCAAGTTGTTAGTATTGATATGCCTGAGACTGAGGTTGAGATCAATGTTATTGAAGTAGAGGCTGAGATTGAAATGGAGTTAGAAATGAACTTAGAAAACGAAATAGAGGTTGATACAAATGTGGGTGGAGAAGAGAATACAGAAATAACCACAGAATCAACACAAGAGCCAGACCAAACAGAAAGTACCCAATCCGAGAACGATGTGGAAGAAACCAACGAACAAACCTCAGAGGCAAAAGAGGAAAAACAAGAGACGCAATCAGACGAGGAATCCAAAGAAGAGAAAACCAAAGTAGTTGAAAAAATAAAAGAAGAAAAGAAAGAAGAGCCACAACAAGAGCCAAAGAAAAGCGAAAAAACCAAGACAGCAGAGAAAAAACAGTCATCAAAAGAAAAGGCCGCCAAAAAGGTTATGAAAAAAATTGATGATAAAAAAAGGTATTATGAATCTAGTCAAATAAAAACTCTTGTTGTTATGCAAGTATTAGGGAACACTAAAACATTTTTTGATAGCCAACAACAGTTAAATGACAGGGCCGAGTTCTTTACAGACTTCACTTTGCCAGATGCCGTCATTTCTGATAATAATATGGCTGGTTACTTTTTATTTGTAGGAAGTGATGGACTAATGAATGAGATTATAGAAAGTCAGTATGAAAGTAAGTGAAAACACAAGCGTAAGTATGCCAATTAAAAATATGTTGGCTATTGTAGCTGGCATAATTGCTGGCGTTATTGGTTACACTGAATTGACTGGGAGGCTGACCAGTCTTGAGACATCAAGAGAATTATTCCAAGCTGATCTTCTTAAAAAATCTGAACAAAAACCAACCGATCAGGAACAATTTATGTTAATAGAGGCGTTGTATGGCGACGTGGAGAAATTGACTGAAAATCAAGAACAAAATATGACTAATAAAGTTAATATTGAATTTACTCAAACACAGTTAGAAAAAGCATTAGAAGATATAGAGAAATTAAAAGATAAAGTGAGAGAAAATGGTCACTGAGTTAGTGGTTGCTTTGCTTATGATTGTGCAAGGAGAAATTACTGAGCATAGAATACAGCAATCTATGAGTGAATGTTTAAAAGGTAAAAGAATTGCCTCTCGTAATGTTGGTAGTTCAGTTGAGTATCAGTGCATTAAGTCGATGGCTGAGATTGAGGTAGATAAATTTGGTAGTAAACATATAAACAAATTAATATTAAAATAATGGCAAAAAAATTTAAAAACTTTGAGGCACATGAGCCAGTACATCATAAGACAAGTATTGGCCGTAATCCTAGTAAACAAAAAATGAATAAAGATAAAAGAAGAGGGTTTTCTAAGAAATATCGAGGACAAGGAAAATAATGGCTAAACAACAAACAGAAATAGATATAGGCGGTATTAAATTTAAGGGCGGTAGGGTGTTTCTCATAATCACTATTTTAAGTTCATTTATTGGTGTTTTATGGGGTGGGTTTGAGGCATACCAAAGATATTTAGATATGGAGGCCAAAATTAATTCTTTTGTTAGCCCTGATATGTCAGGCTTTGATAAGAAATTAGAGGTTGTAAATACTGAGGTTGATATGTTGCAATCAGAAATATCAATAATATTAGAAGAGGTTTCGTTAGTAGCTGATGTTGCTAAAGAACTTAAAAATGATTTGAAAGCAGATGTACGAAGAATTGAGACAATAGTTGAAGATGTAGAACAAAGAGTAAAAGAAGATAGCAGAGAAAACTCAAAGGATTTAAAAGAAACTATTAGTGAACTAAAACAAGAAATGGCTGATTTAGAGGAAAAAATACAAAAACAAATCAGAATTGCTTTAGAAAATCCACTAAGCACTAGGAAATGAAATATTTAATATTATTATTTTTATTGAATAGCTGTTCCATATCACTCATACCAACAGATTGCGATAAAACAAAATACACTAATTGTTATCAATATAATTGGAATAAATATAAATGAAATACGTTTTAATTTTATATATGTGCAGTATGGTTAGTGGAGAGTGTCCATCAAATAGTATATCTGGTTATCAATTCAATAATCATTATGACTGTGTAGTTGCTGGTTATAAAGAGGCTTATAATAGTTTTCGTAGTTTAGAAAAAATGGAAGAATTAGAAAAAGATTATATAGAGCAAGAAAAATTAGTAATTAAATTTGAGTGCAAGGGATTAAAAGTTAAAAATACATGAGTTGTCTTAGCTTTTTGTTAGCTGTTAGTTTACATTTAGGATTAGAAAATAATTATAATAATATACACCCACAGATTAGATGCACTGACAATCAAACAATTTATGGGGGGTTTTACAATAGTGAAAAAAATGTTAGTCTTTTTTACGGAAAGAAATACAAAAATATTGAATATGGAGTAGTTACAGGATATTCAGGGGGAGATATTTTACCTATGGTTCGATATAAAAAGAATAAATTTTTTATTGCACCAGCTTATGAAATGTCAGGTAATTATGGTTTAGTAATAGGAATAGAGTATGAATAAAATAACACCAAAAACAACAAAAGAGCATATTGTAAATATTTACAATAAGATTGAGTTGTTAGAAACGAATCATATTCATCATTTACAGATTGAAGTAAAAAAACTAAATAGAATTTTATACGGAATTGGGTTTATGGTTGCTACTCAATTTATTGCATGGATTCTAAGAATGGTAGGATAATGGATATAGAAACTTTAAGAGACAATATAATCAAGGAAGAGGGCGGAATAATATTAGAGCCTTACCAAGATCATCTAGGTTATTGGACTATTGGTGCTGGCCATCTTATTAGAGATAATGAAAAAGATGAGTTAATGAAACCAATAACTAAAGAAAGAGCAGTAGAACTTTTTATGAAAGATTTTAATGTTGCTTTAAATGACATGGAAATATTTACTGAGGATATGAGTTTAGATGATAACGCCAAAGAATGTGTTGCTCACATGGTATTTCAACTTGGTTTACCTCGTTTACAAAAATTTGTTAAGTTTAAAGAATGTCTTAAAAATAAAGATATTGCCGGTGCGATGGTCGAAATGAAAGACTCCCGTTGGTATAATCAAACAACTAACAGGGCTAATCGTATAATTGCTAAAATGCAAAAATCTATTACTGCTGATGTATAGGAGACAATAATGGTTTTAGGAAAATTATTAAGTGGTGGTACTATTAAGGCTGTTGCTGGAGTCATTGATGACTTACACACCAGTGATGAAGAAAAACTACAATTAAAAAATAGATTTGCTGAGATAGAGGCAAAACTTAAAGAAAAACAAATGTCTATTAATTTGGCTGATGCGTCAAGCAAAGCTGGGGGAATTTCGGGTTTTCTTCAAAGAGCATGGAGGCCCTTAATTGGGTTTAGTTGTGCGTTAGCAATATTTTGGGAATATGTATTATCTAAATTTATCTTATTCTTTTGTGGATTATTTCAATATGAAGTTTTGAATGTACCGCAAATGGATATGGGTACTTTAATGCCCCTCGTTATGGCTTTACTTGGAATGTCAGGTATTCGTAGTTTCGAGAAATTAAAGAAAATAAACACCGACAAAGGAAAGGAGTAATTTATGGCTAGAAAATTTGTAGAACAGAAAATTACTAAATGGTGGCACGCATTCACTGAATTAAAATCTTGGGTGCAAATCATAATTGCTGTTGCAGTGGTTGTAGCGGCTCACAACTATATTCTTCATTAGATCATGGCTAAGAAGAAAAAGAAAACAGTTGGCTTAACCAGTAAACAGAAAAAGTTGCCTAAAGGGTTGCAGATGGCAATTATGAAGAAACAGAAAAAGGGGAAATAATATGCCAAGAGGTGTAGGTTATGGTTCTAGTAGAATGAGACCAATGAAGTCTAAACCTATGAAAGCCAAGAAAGCCAAAAAGAAGAAGAAAAAGAAATAATGGTTAAGGTTGCATCTATAAAAAACATAGTAAAAGATTTAAAGCCCAGACAGCGACAAACAATGAACCGCCACGCTAGGCATCATTCATTGAAACACATGAGGTCAATGGCTACTGCTATGAAAAAGGGTGCAACCTTTTCACAGGCCCATAATCGAGCCATGAGATCAGTTGGCAAATGAGTGGATTTACAACAACCTCTACAATTTCAGAGTTAATTAATAAAAGACCCATAAAACGCAAAAAACGGAATTACGGGTCTTATAAAAGCATTAAAAAAGGGCCATACAAGGCCGTACAGAGGCTTTTAAAGGTAAAAGCGTACTAATACCCCCAAACCTCTTTTCTTGCGTTTAAAACAGCCTCATCTTTCCAAATCCAGTCATCTGGGTTAGGAATTAAGCTATCTCGGACATCTTCCTTAGAATTAACTAATTCAAGATATTTACCCATAACAAAAATAATATGCTCACATACTCTCATAGGTTTATCATAATCAGTTAAGTGCATAGGCTCAAATTTAGCACCACTTTTATTTGCTATCAAATACCATAGTCTTTGATTTGCGTTAGTGCCTCTTTGATAGATAGATTGTTGCATAGCATGAGACATAGATAAGCCGCTAGGTTTACGCTTGGTCGTTTTAAGATCAATGTAAAAATCCTCTTTTGTTTGCTTATCTTCAAAATGAAAGTCAGTGTACCCGATCATCGGTATTCCCTGAATATCAAGTTCTACTTTTTTTTGAAAGCCTAGCAGATTCCATTTAAACCCAAACTCTTGAAATGAGGACATACCCTTTTTAAATAAAGGTATTAAATTATATTCCTCCTCCTCAGTTTTTGGGTCATCAAACAATTTACAGTTTGCATGAAATTGATCTAACATTAAGTTAGTAGCTTTTTCACTATCTATACCATTGAGCCACATATTAAGACCAGCCTCAACAGCTTTACCCCGTTCTGCCGCCGCTGATGATGGAAAGTCATAACCAAAAATACGCTTTAAGGCCCAACGATCTCTGTTAAATGCAAACTCGTTGATATGACTAAAAGATAAGGGCAACAAACTTTTAATTATGTTTCCCTCATCGTCTTTTTTATCAAACTTTTTGAAATGCTCAATCATAATACGTCCATATAGTTTTGAGTGTGTTTGATATTGTTATCAAGTTCTACAATAAGTTCTTTACACTTTTCATAGATATTGCTCTCTTTACCAAACCTCTTGATATACATATTAAGACCAGCCTTACATAATGTCATAGTTTCAATATCACTATTATGCTTATCAAAAGCCCTCATTTTATCTAAATCGAGACCATCTTCCATTTCTGCAATTTGATCTTCACTAATACAAAATAATTTTTTATCTGATGACATGATTACTCCATTAGTGAATACTCAGCAAAAGTTTTACCTTTTCGAGTAACATTGTTAGTTATGATTGCGTGTCCCTCTTCTTTTAAATTAAATATTCTTGCACTTAATCTAAAACAGCCAAACTTTTTTAACGCTGTAAGTGGGGTTATCTTTTTACCTGATTTTAGATAATCAAGTATTTGTTGGTTTTGTGTTAGTTCTGGCATAATGACTCCTTTCTATAAGTTATTTTTTGCCAATTCCCTTTCGTTTACGACCTTAGTTCTGAGGTCATCACGAAAAGCCTTAAAGGTTTCGTATCTAATTTTAGAACGATTCCTTTCTTTAAGAGTAGTTTTATATCTGTCAAACCACTGCTTAAACTTGTTATCAGAATAAATGAGTCCATTTAATTCTGTTGTATTCTTATAACTGCTGTTACGAGTATGTTCCAGCGTTAATTCTGCAATAATCATTTTCTCTTCTTTTTTCATCAATTCTACTGCTGTATCATTATCTGAAAATACCAAACCTAATTCTTCTTGTTTAGTGGATAGAATATTTGGGTTAAAATCTAGTGAATAAATATCAGATGTCATTTTTTTCAAATTCCTTATCGTCTATCTTTTGTTGTAATTCTTTTTTAAATTCTTCATTAACTTGTCTGTTGCTATGGGCCAAAGTATGACATGGACGGCAAACAGGAAATAAATTGTTTGGTACATTGTAAGAGTTTTTTTTACTGCCACCAAAACCCTTTGATTTCAAATGATGTATTTCAACTGCTGGCCTTTGATAGCAACCCCAACACTGAGGGATATCTACGATAGATAGCCCCCAGTAATCGAAAAATATCTTTCGGTAATTTTTAGATATTTTTGAGGTTGTCATTAAATGCTCTCACTGCATTTTTAGTCAAATCGCTTATATCTTCGACACTGAAATGACCACTACCCATTGATCGACCAACAACACCAGTTACAAAAATGTCCATTCTCTGAGTTTCATTCTTGTTGTTAAAAGGCATTGATGACGTATTGCTAGCACCACTTGATCTCATTGGAACTCTAGTAGGTGTTTGCTCTATTGGTAAATCATCATCGAGTGTATGATTATGTGCAACAGTTACATCTTTGACATTAGTATATTGATTGCCTTTGTCAGATGTTTTTACGTTGATTACTGTAAAATCAATCGCATCGCCTGACTGTGGTAACGGGTTCAATACTTGCCCCCGACAATATAACCTAGTGCCATCAACTAATTGTATTGCGTAGTTTGGTTTTCCATCTTCGGTATTATCAAAGACTTTATCAACTATATTCGACATTGTAGTTTCTCCTTTTTATTATTATTTATTTAAGACAGAGTACCCTCGGCCCTCTAAGCAATTATTCACTAAATCGTTTTTAGTTTGTAGCTTAGGCGATAGCCAAAGAACTCTCCATCTAAGTTTATTATACACGATTTTAGACGTATCAACAAAAGCATTGGTATTGTCATCAACAATACTAACGCAAGTATAATAGTCATCGTGGTATCGTTCCGCCGTCCCCTCAATATTGGCGGAACTTTTGCCCCTACTATCTACTATTGGCGTGGTGCTACACCCAGCAAGGAACACAGCACCACATATTAGTAAAAGCAAAACTATTGATACCCTAAAAATAGACTTATAGTTAGTTTTCTTTTTGGGTAAAATTCTTGTAACTCGATATAGTGGAGTCTTATCCTTATCCATCGAGTAACCGATTACCTCCCTACGTTCAAAGCCGTAGGGAAACAATTTTGATTTTTTATTTTTTTTCATAAAATTATTTTTTCTTAGCTTGTTTAATTGCACTCTTCATAACTAAATTACCATCG